TCAAAATCTTTAATTTTTAGTTTTAGATCAAAACCCGTTTTATGTAATATAACTTTTTGGACTTTATCAATTAGTTCTTTTTCACCATATTCATTTAACATATTTTTATCAATATGCATTCCATCGTGAATTAAAGCACCAATCATTTTATCATTAACATTTTCCTTAATATATTTATACATAACCATAAGGACATTGCATTCGTGAGTTTGTAAGAAATAAGATAATGCTGTTCCATCTTCATTCTTCCAACCTTTATCCGGTTTATTTCTTGCCTCTATAATATAATCTAATAATTCAGGCTTACTTAATAATTTAGTTCTACACGATTTTAATTCACTTTCTAATTTATGAAAAAACATATCCATTTTATCAACTTTATATTCATTAATAAAAGCATTAACAGATCCGCCATAAAAGATTCTAATAATTAAAGTCTTAATTGCGTCCCTATCAACATTCATTCTCTTCATATATTTAGCCATTAGTTTATCACGATTCTCAACATATTTCGTAATTAATGGACAATCAATCTCATAATCAATTAATATTTTTTGAAGCATTACAGGGTGAGAATTAACAACATCTAAATCACAATATAATTTAGAGCAAAGAGCAGATTTGCATAAACCTTTCATAAAAGATTGAGTTGTAAGGGTTTCTTTTTCTTTTAAGTTATCGGCTTTAATTTCTAATCTGCCGATTTTATTTCTTGTATAATTAACTTTAATTGAACCACCACTCGCCATTTTTTTATATTTTTTAATTCTTGTACACCATTCATCGTCAAGAAGTTTAGAGTTAATTAATTTAGACATTTCAACAACATCATATTTTTCATTAAGAGAAAATGTTGAACCTTCCATATATGATTTATTATTAGATAGTTTTTCCATAATTACAGGTTGAATATTAACATTAATAACTTCATTCACAATAGGGACTTCCTCATCGTCCTCATCGTCTTCATCGATAAATAAATAACCTTCAACTTTATTTGGATAAAAAGGTTTAGATAAATTAAGGTCTCTTGATAATCTAAAAGAGCAATTAATACTTGCTGATTTAATATCAGTCCATTCAATTTCTTTAATTTCATTTTTAGCAATAGGTTTTAATTCTTCGGTTGCTTGATATACGAAAACTTGGGATTTTGATTGAGGATTATAAGCCTCACCAAGTTTAATACATTTATCAAGATGCAAATCAGTTTCCTCAAAAACTTCTCTATTTAAACAATCAATAACACTTTCACCCGATTCTCTTTTGCCTCCTATATCGTCCCAATCCTTTTTGGATTTAACCCTTAATATTTTATTTCCGGATTCATTGAAAAGAATTAAAGAACAACATTTAATATCTTCCATATATTCTTTATTATTAGATAATTTATTCATAATCATTGATTTTGATTTTTTATTTTTATTTTCCATTCTATACTTTAATATATATATTAATTATATCTTTAAATAGGCAATTAATTAAAATATATAAAATATATAAATATTTATTTTATGCCGTAATAGGTCATAAAATAAACAATAAAAAAAGAGTTTATTAATTTATGGTCTTGTTTAATTTTCTCGATAGTTGTTTAATTTTCCCGATTTTAATTAAATATAATTAATTGATTTTAATAATTCATATTTTTCTTTATTTCTTTGAGCAAATAATTCCAATTTATTAACTTTATTATAATATCTATAACTTGATTTTGCATTCATAACTTCTTTATTATCCTGATAATTTTGTAATTTAATATCTTTATGTTTATCATAATGAGCCTTGGAGCGTTGGCGGTTCAATACTTTAAAATCATCGGTGTCCTTGATTAATGTGTACCTTTGCTTTTCATATTCCTTTTTCTTTGTATAATTAGAAAGGATTTTATTAATTTCTTCGGGTGAGTAATTCATTTATATATATATAATATATAATAATTATATTTAAATATTACTTTAATTTTAAGAAACCATCTTTATCTTTAATAACAACCAAATCCTCAGCACACCCGGAATCTTCATCTGTATCTGTTTCGCTTGATTCAGTACTATATTCCGGATCGTATAATTCTACAACCTGAATCTTTAATTCATCGCAAAAAGTTTTAACTTCTTTAATATCAACAAACTCCATATGTTCCATAATAATTTCTGCAAGTCTTTCAATCATTCCCATTTCCATTTCACTCATTTATATTATATATATATTTTAATTTTATATTTATTTCTTATTCATTATTGAGGACATTAAATCAGTTTCAGCAATTACATTTTTCGTAATTTTATATATTACTGCTGAATCATTATCGCATTTTGAAAAGGTGCCGTCCGGATCGTGAATAGAAGTTGTTATCGATGTTATTGTTCTTGCTTTTGTAATTCTAAAAACAAAGGCATTATCACTTCCAAAATAGAAATCCCCACCTGAATATTGTTTATCACATAATCCAACAACAGGCATAAGTGCTTTATCGTGTCCAATAAACTTGGGCTGTTCAATAATATTAGACCTTATTAAATAATAAGGTCTCGCCATTTTTCTTGGAAGATTAATAGCAGTTAATTTAACAGAGTTAACATCTTCACTAATAGGCGGGAATATTGGAATAGTTTGTTCTTGTCCAACAGTAGAAGCAACCCCATTAACTAAAAATCGGCTTGTTGCTGAGTCCGGCCCGACGATACAATAAGGAGCGGATAATTGATTAGTATAAAATACTGCTCCATAAGGATTAACATTATAATCAAGTGTATTACTTGAAACAACCTCGCAATTGGTCGTTGCTAAATATAAATTATTTTTATTAACATCATTAATTCTTGTTTGTCTATTAGAACTTGGAGAAGAAGCATTATTAAATTGATTATAAGTGAATCCTAATGTTGCCCATAGACCTCTATTAAAATCTTCTTTATTATATCCAAAATCAGTTATATATATTCCTGAATTACTATCAAAAATAGTACTTGGTTCAACTTGCCGGGACATAATAGGAAATGCAATTTCACTTGAAGCATTATTGCCCGGGATCCAACTTGCCTTTCCTGTTATTGATTGCAAATAAGGTTTTAAATCAGGGTTATATTCATATTGATTAAATCGTGGATTAATTTTATAAACTTCTTTATTTGCGTTTGGATTAATTTCTGTACCTCCTTCAATAGAAACTCCCGCTTGTATATTTTCTTGTCCTGCTCTCTCGCTTGTATGAAGCCGACTAAAATTAAACCTTGAAGAAACTGAATCAAAATTAAATAAAGGATCATCTGCTCCAATATAAGTTTTAGTTAAGTTTTGCGATATATTTGTTGTTTCTCCATTTAACCCGGTTAAAGTTGCGGAAGCATTTTGGATTGCCCAAGCAGTATTATTTAAATAATCTCTATCTATTCTCCCGGAGAAAGGCAATATTGCGACTGTTGAATAAGCGTTAAAATGATAATCCCAACCACATTCTCTTAATTTTGGAATATCAGCAGAAACATATCCGGAAGCATTGCTTATCCAACTTGAATGCTGAAACTCTGTTAATCCACCTATTAATTCAGGGTGAAACTCAACACCCCAAAACCCAAAATCAGTATTATAATATTTGGTCGCAAATCCATAAGACAATTCATTTATATCAGTTCCATCAGTGAACACATCTTCTTTTGATTTATCATAATAAAAAAACCACGGAATAGAACCCAAATTAAAAGTATCGCTTGAATTACCACTTGAAGATCCATTGTACCCATCGCCACCGAGTTCGCTACTTTGAGAGGCTGATGTATAAGTGTTCATATGAAGGAACCTTGAATTATTAATTGAGGCCACACCACTTCCATTTGTTAAAAAATCAGTGAAAGATTGTCCTTCAAATAGTTCAGGATAATTTGCTTGGGCTTTAAAAAGATTAGATAGTGCTTTCATATGTGGGTGTTCAAGACCGGAAGCATTTAAAAACCTGAATGAAGTTTGAACCGTGTTTGTTGTCCTTGTCGCCAACGGCAATCCTCCTGCGTTATAAATAGCGTGTCCTTCACTTGCATTACATTCTCTTCCCAATAAAAATAGATCAGGGCGTTTCACTGCTATATTTTCATAGGCAGAAAAATATTTAACTGCATTAGCAGAGTTAGGAGTTGATTGGTTGAACTCTGTGAATGCTCCGTGTCCAAAATAATCATAAGAGGCACAAGTAAAAGGTTTCCAAGTTTTAGTTGTTTGGATTGTTGTTATAGGTTGTACAATCCCCGTTATATCTTGGATTTTATATAATTCAGGATCATTTGCTAATTTTAATTGATTAGTTATTTGATTGCTAATATCACTTGGAGAATTAAATCCAGGTGTTATTTCAATATCCACAATTGCTTTATAATAATCATATTTAGCCCACGCCGGATCTCTATAAGTTGGGAATGTTGCCGAAGCATTAGCACCTCCTTCATAATTCCATAAGTCTCTTTGATAAAAAGTATCTCCCTGTCTTCTTAAAATAGTGAACCTTTTATTATTATGTTTTTGAATATGATGTCCCCTTGGATATTGTCCATCTGTCGGTTGAAATAATCCGTCTCTATAATGTTGATAATCGTCATCGCATATTGTTTGGGTTCTTGGATAAAAAAAAGATCTCCCTGTATCACTTCCACTTGATACTTGGTCAATCTCGCTCCACACAGTAGAAGACAAGCCCGATGTGTTGAAACCTTCATAATCTTTATCATAAGCAAATCTTCGGGGCAAACATAAATAACCTCTTCCATTATTAGTTGTATAATATTCAGTCTCTATCTTACAGGAATTATCCCGGAGAATATATGTACAAGCATTCGTCTGCGAGTTCATCTGCATAAACCCGCCCATAATATTATCATATCTTTCGTCCCAAGAGTGAGTTGGATAGGAAGGAGTTTCTTTTGTATAATATAAAGTTTTAGTTAGAGGGACACCGGAAGAAGATAAAAGGTTAACACCCTTCATTTCAATAGTATCACTCCCGGCACCAACCTCACTAACAAATGCTCCTTGGATAGCAACTGAATCCCCGACATCGAGGCGAACAGCACCAATTTCATTTGTGAATTGTGCTGGGTTCTCGTCATTCCCACCTTGCGATTCTATTGAGTGAAGCCTATTACAATCAATAATTCTTAAATCTGTATATTGTTCCATTTATATTATGTATAAATAAATAAATTATAATAATATAGATTTTAAAATATCCACTTCTTTTCCATCGTAATTTTGATTTAACAAATGCTTATCTTCTTTGAATTGTTGTTTATCAACAGAGTTCCCGGAATGAGCAACGCAAATCATAACCAATGCAATATCAGTCTTAACAACATTCTTTTCTTGTAATTGAATTATATTTGCTCCCTCGCCTCTTGAAGACTTAGCAAATCCGCCCATACTCTTAAAATATTTTTTAGTCATCATCATAGTTGCTTCGTGTATTTGGAACTTTTTTTCACAACATATATAAGTCATTTTAAAGTTGTCTTCCGGATATGTGAAAATCATTTGAGGTGAACCAACTAATCCAGCCTTATTATTCTTTAATGTTTGGAATGAATAATTAATATATTGAGAATGATAAATATCATCATCGTCCATAAAACAAATAATTTTATTCTTTGATTGTTTAATTAAATTATTTCTTTTCTCTCCAATTGTTTTTCTAACATTAGATTTTATATAAACAACTGAAATTGGAAATATTGCTTTCTTGAATAAATCCAAATCTTTAATAAAAGGTTCTTCACCATCATCATCAATAATAACTTCAAGAATACTTTTATCATAATCTATATTATTTAAATTATGAATATATAATGGAATGAACTTGGATCGATTATATGTTGGTGTTAAAATACTAATTGGCGATAGAGGAAATATTTCCATTTATATATATATATATTTTTATTTTAATTAAAAATCCAACCCTTCTTAATTTCTTCCGGTTTATTATTATCTATTCTTTTTAAACATTCTTTTATTTCTTTTAAATCATCTAATATAGAATCTAATTTATTTAAATTATTTTCTGCTTTATCTAAAAGTGATTTTGTTTTTTCGTGTACAAGATCAATTGGTTTTGGTTTATCCATTTGTTTATAATAATATAATAAATAAATATAATATATATATATTATAAAATGTCCTTGGCTCCTTATAATATGAATGATCTTCTATTGTTAATTGTTGGAGTCGCCACAGCGACGGCGACCCTGTGCCTTGCTCTGCAAAAAAGTAAGTGTGAAAGCATATCTATATTATATGGTTGTTGGAAATGTTCACGGGATACGAAAGCCATCATAGAAGAACAGAAATTAAAGATGGGTCGTTCAATATCAAAAGAATCTCCAAAGGTTAAGACGGAACCAGCACCTAACTTGGACTTAACATTAAAAGAACCTGAACCTGAACCATAAAACCGATATTATGCCTGTTTTAATACATATAATAACCAATATAACCATATAAAACCTATATTATGCCTATTTAAAGGGGTTTAAAGACATAAAATAATTATTTTATGTTTCTTTAAGTGCTAAAAGGGGTATAAACCTTGTTTTAAGGGTGTATTTATATGTTATTTATATCATAATGTTAGTTTTTATATCATTTAATCTTATTATTAACTAATCTTATCATTCTTTTTGGATTCTCTTTCTCTTTCTTTCTATTGTTATATTTAAAAATATAATAGTCATATTGATTTTTATTTTTCTTATCGTCAGGTCTTCTTTTTGTTAATAATATATTTTTATTGTATTCAACTAAATCTAAAAACTCATTCCATTTCTCTTCATCAATAGGTTCTGCTTTTGGTTTAGGTTTAGGTTTAGGTTTAGATTCTTGCATTGGAGTTTCTGTTTGTGTACTTGTGCTTGCTGATGTTGTTTTGGATTTAACTTTCTCAACCTTCATCTTTAATTTTAAATTATCTTCTATCTTCTTTTTATCTTTCTGCTTCTTGGCTTGTGCTTTTTGTTCTGTTGTCTTTGGTGTTGGAGCAGGAGGCAATTTAATATTAGGTTTCCTCACAACTTTATTTATCATTAATCTTTGCTTCTCGTGATTTACTTTATAACCATTATCATTAATTAATTTAATCAATCCATCTCTATCTGTTTTGGGTGGAATAGTTATAGACATTAATTTATTATGTTCTTTAATCATTCTCCGCAATTCGGGTGCTGTTAGTTGTCCTTTTAATTTTCCTTTGAGATACGGCATTTATATATTAATATATATTTTATTTATTTACTTTTTTTTTACAGGTAATTTAATAATTGGTTTCAATACAATTGGCTTGGTTGGTAATTTAATAATAGGTTTCGTTGGTAATTTAATAACAGGTTTCTTAATTGGAACTGGTACTTTAATAACTGGTTTCGTTGGTAATTTAATTGGAACCTTAACAGGAGCATCAACAACTTTCTTTGCCTTTGCCTTCTTTGAAGTTAATTGGAAAGTTTGAGGTTTGGCGGATTGTACAGTTGCTTTTACAGAACCAGTTTCTTTTTCTCTAACTAATTTATTATTCTGCAATGTGATTCCTTGCTTCTCTAATGAAACAATTAATTTCGGCCGAGATAATGATTTCCCAAACTTAATTTTTTGTTTATTTAATAATTCTCGTAATTCTTGAATAGTTAGTTCACCTTTTAATTTCCCTGATTTAATCGGCATTTATAATGTATAATATATATATTTTTTATCTATGTTATTATTAAACAAATGATTCATAAAACTTTTTCTAAACAAGATTTAAAAGATATTATATATGATTTAAACCTAACTATTCCTGACTATGATTCATTGAATAAACACGAATTAATAAAAAAAGTTATTCTATATTTCTATAATGAAACTGAAATATCTTTCGATAATTCTTTATTGTTTCCAAATAAAGATATAGAATATGTTAAAGAATATTTACAAAACCCAAATCCTCATAAGTTATTATCGGTTAAAGAAAAGAATAATGTGTTGAGATTATGTAAGGAAATCATTCATTATTGTAATAATGGATTTTGTATAGAGAACACTATATTTGGATCTATTGAAGAAATAGAAATCCATTTATCAGTTATAAAAGATTATGGAGACATTCCTTCTGTAAGAAGATGTTGCCGATTAATTAAAGGTGATTTAAAAGTTAATAATATATATGAACCAAAAATATCTTTAAAAATGCAAAGAGATTTAGAGTTGAAAAAACAAAATAAATTAATGAATAAAAAAGTTAATACTTTAATTTATAAAACCGGAACATTTTTAATTGATTTTAATTAGATTCTTCGGCTCCGTTCTTTACATATATCTTTTGCTGTGTGTCTACACTATGACCCATTACCTTCGCATCTTTTTCCATCTCATCTTTAACATCGGCATATTTAGAAGATAGATATATTTTGCGGAGCATTGTTGTACTGATTGATTTGCCGTCCATATATTTTTTAGTTGTTTTAATTAATAATTGTGATAAAGCATTACGGGATAAAGGGTTTCCTGTTGAGGTTGTGAAAAGAACACCCATTCCATTAATTCTAATATATAATCTTAATAACTTCTCTAAATCTTTTGGAATATCTATTTTATTCTCTTCATATTTTTTGGAAGTTTTATATTTATTTAATATCATTTGCATTTTATTTTTTTCAACAACAAGATAATTCTTTTCTTTTTTTTCATCTTCACTTATTTTATTATATTGTCTTTTTGATATTGCTTCCATTCCGGCTATATCATTCCTCATTGGAAGTCGAACATATATATTAAATATAATGTACACCATTAATAAGGTTTTATCTTTTCCTGTTAGATCTTCTTTCTTTTTAATTTTTTTATCTTTTATTTCTTTTCCCATTTCTTCAATCATTTTATATATTTCTTTAATATCAACAAAGTTCGCTTTTTGTTTTTCACTAATATTTCCCGAGGCTTGATTGTCCTCATATTTTTTATTTAGTTCATCTCGCAATTCAGTATATTTTTTAACTTCATCATCTAAATCACCCTCGCTATTAATAGCCATTAAATAAATTAGAATTGCATTTAAATAATTGCGAATTGTATTATCGCTTAAATTACTTAATTTATCAAGAACTTTTTTATCGTCTTTTAGAAAATCATAATTATCAGTCTCGAACATTTTCTTTAATTTCTCCAAGTTAGAAACATACATCTTAATAGAATTATCTTTAATATTAGGTCTCGCTTTCTTAATAAGTTCTGTTGGGTTTTGTTTAGTCATTTTATATAATATAAGATTTTAATTTTATATAATAAATAAATAAATAAAAGTAATAAGTCCTTGATGTCCTCGGTGTCCTCAATGTCCCCGCAAATAATATTAGAATCTATTTATTTATAATCAACTTTGGATTATTTTATTTTTTTGAGAATCGTAATTATTTTAGGGGACTTTGAGGACTTTGAGGACTATGAGGACTTTAAGCAAAATAACAACTAAACTCACCATCAATAAGAGTTGCGACCTTCATACATTCAATCCAAGTTCTCGCTGTATAGGAACCAACCGGGAGCGTAAGCATCTTGGAATGTAATTCTAAACCACGGGAATTAACACGCTCACCATCGGGCATCTTATATGCAGTCCAAAAGAACTTGCCGGATAAATTAGTGTTCTGTGCGTGTTCTTCATACACAGCCTCGGTCATTCTTCCGCCCTGTCTACCATATTCATCACGGGAAACAAAAGGCATCATTCCTTCCGTGTCTGCTACGCCGTGGAAATGAAGTGCCGTGTTGCTTCTATCGATAGGGAAAACAAATCTATCATTCTTTTTAACATTGGAAGTTAAGCGACCAAAATCACCACCCGCTTCAACATTGGCTTCACTTGAATATAAGTTTAATAAAGTACTATTAGAAGAAGCGTTGTTCTGCGAGATACCAACAAACATTCGGGGGACAAGACGACCAGCACCACCAACATTTCTTATTTGATTCTCGCCTGCTGTTGCGTTAGCGAGAGTTGTTTTAGTTAGTTGATAATCCATATAATTCCAAGTCATCTCACGATTAGCATTAGCATAAGCCGACATTAAATCTCCCGAATATGTGCTGTAATCGGCGATTAGTCGGCATTCCTGTCTGTTAATAGTAATATCAACAAGGGCATTTGTGGTTGTACAAGCATTCGTGGAGCAACGGGATCCATCAGTGGAAGGATTTAAAGTTAGTTCAATTTGAACCGGCATATCGCTATTTAGCATATACAATGGGAAACTTGTATTTTTAAATATCGGGAATAATTCTTCAAGAGTAATGGAGAAAACACCTTTATTGTCTACAAGTTGAAATGGGTGAGCAGATAATCCTTGTTTAACACCCGAAGCGTTCTGCACATATTCACGACCATTATCAAGACCAATGAAAGAACATTGATTCGTTCCGGTTGTATAATGCTGATCGTGAGATATTGCCCGACCACTTAAATATTGTTCTCTTTCTTTATTAGTTTCATTTGAGATGAACATAGATTTATAAGATTCATACCAAGCCCAATCATTCGTCTCGCAGATTGTTTTTGTACCAATTTTTAAGGTTGCGTTTTGTATACACGCCCCAATTCCCACACCTAAACTCGGGAATGACCTTACATTAGACGCAGATTTAGATGATACATTATCAAGTTGAAGGCATACGCGACTATAAGGATTTAAGAAACCTTTATTAACTAACTGGAAACGAATAAAAGAATCAGTGAAAATAACTGGTTCAAGAATATCAGTATCTATCATTGCCTCCTGGTTGGAGGGGATAGAACCTACACGGAGAAGGTCGGGAATTGCCGATTGTCCCATTGCTGGTTTTTGGAAGGATACATCAGGGGGAGGTTCAGGATTAGGTTGAGGAGGTTTAAATAGATTAGACATATTTTTATACTTTATAAAAATATAATAATTAAATGAAAATAAATAAAAAAA